TCTGGTGAGTCCACCTCGGCCGCTCGGTCTCCTGGTCCCAGTCACAGAGGATGTAACTGTCACCAAGCATCACCGCTTCCGTGTGAACCACCACCTGCGTGTAGTCCATCCTGTTTTGCTGCCACAAGGTCCACGCCCATTCCGCGAAGTCCTCATCCTCAGAGTTGAATCCAATCACCTTCAATCTCTCTGCCAGGCTATCCACGACCACGTTCATGAAGTTGTCCCGGAAGGCCAGACGTGGCGGCAGGAACTTCTTTAGCCGGTCCGTGATAGCCGTGTCATGCTCGCCGCTGTAGTAACGCCTGGCAATCTCATAATCGTCTCTCCGGTCGTCAGCTTGCTGCTGAATCCATTGCATCAGAGACTCGGTGGCCGGGTTGAGGCCGGTTGCGCGTAGTACCATCTCTGCTCCTATCTTCTATCTGTGTCCCAATAGATGGGATTGTCTGGATCGAGGCCAAGAGGGTTGTCCTCTGGCCGGATACGCCGTGCGCCTACCAGATGGTGTACCACAGGCTCCAGGCTATGAGTGGTGCGGAGCCGCATCATGGCGCCTGAGAAGCCGTCCACCTGGTCATCATGGCCTCCGAACGGGAAAGCCTCGATCTCATCCAGGAAGGTCCCAATCCAAGGTCCTCTGAGAAGGCGGATGTTGCCTACCTCTGCCTGGCTGCTGACCGGACCGGCACGTTCTAGCTTGCTGCCTGTGGCTCTCTGGCCTCGAACGGTGTACTCCGGGAGGACTCTGGTCACATAGTTGTAGATGGTATTCACGCCTGACGCTCCAGGCTCCTGCTCTATCACCACCTGTGTCGACCCGGTATCCACCGCTGCCGTTTGCGCGATCCGCCTCTCTACCTCGGCCGGGGTCCCACGCATCCGCTGCACGTCGACCACATAGAAGAGGCCGTCTGAGGCGTAATCTATCCTCACGCCGGCCGTCCAGTCCGGGTCAGTACCTGGCCTCTTAGGCGTGGCAGCAAGGTCCCAGTAGCGCACGGACCGGTTGATGAACACAGGCACGTCCTCCACTACCGGGAACCATTCGCGCTGGAAGAGGTTGCCTGGCTGCCTGGCCGACCAGTCGCCTTGCAGGAGCTGGCGCCGTGTGACCGGGTCAAGCTGGTCCAGAGATTGGATGTAGGCTTCCTGATCGAGGTGAGGATTATCAGGCAGCCTGGCAGATATGAACACACGGCCGGCCTCATCAGGCGTGGTATCTAGGAACCGGGACCTCACCCATTCATGGCCTATGCCGCCTGGGTTACTAGCCGACCGCATCCGCAGCGGAGCCGTGCCGGCGGTCCTGCGCCTGAGACGAGAGAACATGTACCTGTAGTGGTTCTCATCGAACTGAGTCAGCTCATCAAAGCCAATCATCTGGAACTCCGTGGACTGGTATCTGTACTCATCACCAGTGTGTTCCAGGTAACCGAAGGTGAGCGTCGCGCCAGAGGGGAAGGTCCAGGTCTTGGTAGCCTCACGCCAATGAGCATCAGTAGGCATGAGCCACTCCTTGGCGCGATCCATCAAGGCGCCGGGAAGTGCCAGGTCTGTGTAGGACCGGCGCAACAGGAGTGCTGCGTAGTCAGGCTGATCGACATACTGGAGCGCAGCCATGAGCAACGCATCAGACTTCCCACCGCCGGCCGCTCCGCCGTATAGAGCCTCAGAGTTCTCCAGGAGAAGGAAGGCTAACTGTTTAGCGGTCGGCTGATGCGGGATATAGCTGGTCCAGGGCAGCGTCAGAGTGTCCATTTGCTTCCACCCGGACGGCCCCAGCATCTCTAAGGGCGTTGAGTGCGTCTGTGATATCTTCAACGGCTAGTGTCACCACCTGATGCTGAATAGGAGTTCCGTCTGGTCCGCTATGTTCTATCCTTGCCGGCATATCTATGCCTGTGACCTCTCTCATGTCCTTGATGGTCTGCAGGCACACTTTGGCAGCTGAGACATCCCCTTCCAGCATCCCAGGCCAGTAGACGGACATGATGCGCGTCAGCCGCTCTAGTGTCAGCGACCGGAAGTCCTTTGCCTCTTCGTAATCCGTGCGTGAGAGGATAGTGTGAACGGCATTGATCGCGCCGGCATGGCTTGCGTAGCCGAGTTTCTTGGCAATCTTGGACCAAGAGATACCGGTCAGGCGCATCTCTAGGGCTTTCTTCTGTCGGTCCTGTGCTACAAGCTGCCGTGGTGAAACCTGTGTTTCTTTAGCTGGCATTATTTCCCGTAGTTCCCGTATTCCCGGCGTTCTCCTGCTGGTAGTAGGCCGGCTTTGCCTAGTTCTGCGAGGACATCCGCGAAGCCAGAATGGTCTGCCATGATGCTGCGCTGCTCATTCTCGATCAGGCTGATGGTCCCTTCCAGTGCTTCCAGGCGGTCATGGATATCTTCCATCTCTTCCTGTAAGACCTCGATCTTATCCGTGGTGCTGGTTACATCAGCTCTGAGGGTCAAGGTCCAGCCTATAAGGCCGATTGCCAGGATGACCAGAGGCAGGAAGGTCAGCATCTTATTCATATCTTTCATAGAAGCCTACTACTTGACGATAATCGGGACATCGGTGAAGAGGTCTGAGACTGAATGGACCTGTGTCGAAGAGTCGATGTCCACCGCGGCGGTATTCACATTTCCGTCATCCCCGATTTCAACATCCAGATTCATGGTCCCAATTTTCAGAAAATCGAGGTCCACGGCCCCGACAGAACACTTGCCGCTGATATTTACAGATTTTATATAAGCATCGCCGTTCAAACTGATGAGCAAACGGTCTACCCGGCCTTCAGCGGTGTAAACGCCGCTTTCGCGTAAGCTCTCGATCGTTATATCTGGCGTGGTGGAGTTCTGGGTCGGACCTGTGTGGTGTCCGTCCGTCTTCCCGGTAAGGTTCAACTGGTGGATATAAGAGGCACTCAGGACTAGGGTCGGCGCCACTAGCTTCTCCATGGTCCAGGTATCCACCCAGAGATAACCTGTGCCGGCGGCTCGTTCCACGGCTATGCAGTCAGTCAGGCCAACTTTCCCCATCTGGAGATCGACCTCAAGTTTTTCAAGTCTACTCCCGTCTGCGAGTCGCACCTCTAGGGTTTGGGACCTTTGCGCCGGCGTTGCGGGGTCTGGTGATAGTGGAGTTCCCATAGTGCCGCTTGGAGAGCCTAGAGCGTAGGCAGCACCTGGCTCCGGCCAGATAGGAGTCTCATCCGTGGTTGCGATGACGAAAGTGAACGCGATCCCAAAGGCCACGCCTACTATACCCAGAGCCGTGAGTATCCCCCGGCCGCCACTGAGGTTGAAGGAGAATGACGGCATGGGAAGGCGTAAGGCGTTAAGGAGAGATAGACCTGGCAGGGCCGGGAGTTTGAAGTGGGCGAGTTTTAGATCGCGGTCGCGGACCAGGGCTTTCCTGTATCTCCAGAGCAGCGTCATTAAGCCGACCGTGACCAGAGATCCTCCGAGAACGCTGACCAGGGCCGTCATGTAGAAGGCAAGCCCGTCAGACATCCCCAGTGAGGCCATCCAGTTTTGTAAACTCTGGACGCTGGCGCCGATACCCAAAATGTTCATTTATCAGTCCTCCGTTTTACCACCTTTGCCGTCATTTACCATCCTTTGGGCCAGGGTGGCGATGAACGCGGTCACCGGTCCTGAGAACAGGCCCATGGCGACCAAGACCAAATCGAGATGGGGCGCGACTTCCGCGGGGTTCGAAGTCGTACGCCAAATTATGACCGTCCCCATCAAAACGAAGCTTATGATGATTGGCATCATGAATAGAAGCGTGAGGAATTCCGTTCCAGTTAGAGTGGTTGAACTCTTGTTCTTCAAGCGTTCGATCTCCACTCTGGCTTCCACCAGCTGCTCTGTGATGTCTCTCTCTGCCGCCATGCACCACCTGGACTAAAGGCTTTTCGAGGCCATTATCACAGATGGGCCGTTTTCCCGCATGAGCTGACCTATCAGACCTTTTCAAGATTAGAAAGGCCCCAAAACGGCTCTCATGCACTGTTAACTGTTAAATCAACACGTTAACTTTGTTGATTCTGTTAACTTTTACGCTTGACGGACTTTTTTGGCTTTATGGGGCCAGGCCGTCCCGGACGTGGTGGCCTTCAGCTTCTTCTTTTTACATACAGAGCAGAAGCCTCTTCCGTCATCGATGAAGCCCAGAGGTTGACCGCTGCCAACGCACTTATTTCTGGTCCAGTGGTCATCACCGCTCTGGAAGCCGTAGTAAGGCTCACTCTCATGTCCGTTCTGTCCTTGGAATATCTGGAAGATGCTGCTGAAGATGCTCATGGTCTTTCTCCGCGATCGGTTAGGATGTATCCCCATTCCGTATCAGCCCCGTGCCAGTCGATGATATCTCTGGAGACTCCAGTGATCGAGAGGCCCAGTTCCGCAACGGCTTTGGCTTTTAACGCTTTGATGAAAAGCGTCTTGGATGAGCTATTCATCTTCGGGAGTGGTGTCTCCGGGAATACGGCTTGGATATCCATCCGGGTCCCTCTCGGCGACTTTACCCCCAGGATACTCAGGTCCACTGTCTCACTCTTTGGAGGATCCGTTGACCAGGCCATATCCGCTGAAGTATTTGGTAAGTGCCAGAAGCATAGTCGGAGACCGAAGGTCGTAGGCTGGGCTGCTCCGCCAGACTTCACTCTCTTTCCGTTAGTCATTTGTTAATCAACACCTTTCTCTATAGACGTTAACTGTTGATTTTTGATGATTATCATATTTTGTTAACAGCATAATCACGTTGATTTAACAGTTGATTCTCAGGCCGGGATTCAGACCGCCAAGGTTCTATATATGTGGTTTGGCGGTGTGAATAAGACCATCTATCTCATCCTGTGATACTTGTCATCGATTAGAACAAAAGTTTTGTTTTTCGGTTGCCGTTTCTGGGGCCTGTGGGCCGTTTTCTGGGTGTCGGGCATTTTATCCATATAAAAGGTCACGGGACACTCTGTCCTGCACCCAAACTTTTGTTCTAGTTCGAGGCTGGTTCCAGCAAGGTCTGGAGCCGGTTTTCCAGGTAGTCATTGGTGAGAATCTGGGGAGTGGGGTGAGTCTCTGACTTGAACCAGCGGAGAATGGTGCGCCGGTCCACGCCCAGCTCATCAGCTATGGACTGATAGGTCACGCCGTTCTTGTGGAGATCCTCCAGCAGCCTTGCCGTCCGGGCCTTCTCCTGCACCAGAGCCGTCACGTTCCGTTCCTGGCATTACCACCGCCACTTCACCTCACAATCCAGGATTCAATCAAAGGATAGAAGGAAGGAGACAAACTGTCCAATTTCCGATTGGTTCCACGCCTGAGAGGGTTGACAAGTGCCATTGACATTGCTAAACTGTCCCTTCACGGGACAGGTTGTCCCAGCAAGGCACATTCACAAGTGAATACCGGGCCAGAAGACTCCTCGGAGTCAGTAGTCCTAAAGACCGTTCTCCAGCAATGGTGGCCCACCCTCAAGGCTTAAAGTTCAGCCGTTCTAGAAACGGAGTCGCTAAGAGGTAAGAACCAAAGACTACTGAAAAAGGTGAGGCGGGGGAGTTCGATCAGAACTTCTCCTAAACCGCAGGACCGGTGCCAAGCCCGGTCAAATATAGACGGTTTGGAGTAAACCATGTTCTTAGTAACAAGGGAATTCGTGAGCGGGATGCTCAAGGGCCTGACTCACACTGAGGTCACTTCGGTGGCTTGGACAGTGGGGACGCTGGTCAGCAAACCAGTCGGCGGGTCGGCCTACAAAATCATCCGCGTGGAAGCGCAATAAAGGTGAGCCAGCCTCTCAACTGAGAGGCCGTAACCCGCAAGCTGGTGGCAAGCCCAGCTAAATCAACCGGGTTGGAGTAAACCATGTTCGCAGTTCATATTGAATACAAAGGCACTGGAGAACTTGACAGGCCACAAGAAATATTCCGCAAAGCCAAGTCCAGAGTAGAAGCCGTGAGAATGGCACGGTTTGAGTTGTCCAATCTGGAAAAATATCGTTTCCAAGGCACAGCAAAGATATATGCACTCAACCATGAATCAACCTTGAACACGCGATCTGCTTACTCAGGCGGTCAATTAGTGGAGTAAGACGGTGAGCCACTCCTTCGGGAGCGTAACCCGCAAAGCTGGTGGCAAGCCCAGCTTAATTCCACGGGTTTGGAGTAAGCATGGCCTACATGACAATCATGGATGCCAAAGGTGAAGAGGTAGATGTCCTGACCAGAAGTCAGATCGCGTGTTGCTCAAGGTGGCACGGTGACAATGACAATGACGGCAAGGACTGCTACCACTGCAACGGCTCAGACTTCTGCGGATGCTCTTCCTTAGATAGAGATGAGAAATACCGTCAGGACCGGGAGTTCATAGACGGCGCAATGCGGTGCTGGTGTGGTGCTTGTGAGGATGAGTACGGCGCACCAATCCATCCCGCTCCTTGTGCGCGATCGCACTGGGACAAGATGGCTGACCGGGCTGCTCAAGATGCTGAAATGGAGATGAGGTACTGATGATTATTGCTGAAGTGGAATTCTTTAGAGGCATTAACTGGCAACACATGAATGACCTTGGTTTCTTTCATTGTGACTTCACGGAAGACGGTTGCAAGTGTGCGGATATGCATCCTGACCATGTAGAGATGCACAAGATTGCCATGCTAGACCTTATCATCGGCGTCCCACTAGGCTCCGACCCAATGGCGTGTCCAACTTGCACTCCAACATTCAAGCTGACCAAACTAACTACAAGGTGATGGCATCCGCTTCGGCGGATGTAAACCCTCAGCCGGCCGTCCAAAAGCGGTGGCAAATTAAAAAGGGTTTGGAGTACAGATGGAATTCACAAAGACATTGGTCAAGGAATTAGCCCAGATAGCGGAAGATGCCGTGGCAGGAAAGCTGGAGGATCTCCACGGTTTTCACGGCGTGGATATTGAGGTCCGCAAAGCTGGAGGCTCCTACGGTGAATCTGAATACACACTCAAACTCAAGTTCACTATAGTTGGCGGTGAGACTCAGGCTGAGAAGGACTACAAGTGGGCGGTGAGACTCTATGAAGGCAGTTCGGAAGAATTACCGCTGGAGATGCTTGGAGCCACTTTCCGCTACGGCACAAAGACCATCACAGTCAACGGCTTCCTACCCGGTAGAAGCAAGAATCCAATCTCATGCAAAGATGCCAAGACTGGTAGAAATCTTGTGGCGCCGTTGGAAAGCGTGGTGCAGGAATACCGCAAGCACATGGCACGTCAGGCGGTCGGTCAAAAAGTCTAAATGGTGAGGACATCCGTCTTAGGGCGGATGTAAACCGCAAGGCTGGTTCCAAGCCCAGCCAAAATCTAAGCGGTTTTTGGAGTACAAGATGGCTTACAGAAGCAGGAAACAAGACCGCGACCAAACACTGGAACGCCGCATCAATGATTCATGGTCGCCATCTATCCATCGGTATATATGGGCTTATGATTCGTCGCATTTTCCGGCCCGAAAAGTGCGCGTCTGCCAAGTATGCATAAAAAAGCACAATGATTTTTATCTGGCGCAAGGTTGCGCTCAGATTGGTAGGTGAGGACGGCTCTTCGGAGCCGTAAACCCCCAGCCAGACGGTTCCAAGGCCGTGGCAAATTCAAGGGGTTTGGAGTAGACAATGGAGAACAAACCAAAGGCGGTCATTTCTCTGTTTGACCTCAGTGGTGAGGCAATCAAGCCGTGGTTTGAAGACGGCTATCAGTGCTTCTGTTTTGATGCACAGCACCCGGAGGGCATCAATTTCCACCGTGAGATTGGGCCAAAGACCTATCCTGAAAGCTGGTTTTATGGAAACGTAGTCAGAGCCAATTCCGTCTATACGGTCGGCGGTCAGGCCATCAGCCCGATGGGTGAGATGGATGATATGTCTTGGTCCTCCATCATTGAACGCCTCTTCAACTTATATGACGTTCAGCTTGTGATGGGGTGGCCCCCATGCACAGACCTGGCCACATCAGGAGCCAGACACTTCCAAGCCAAAGGTGAGGCCAATCCACGGTTCCAGAAAGAAGCTATGGAGCTGGTCTACTTCGTGAGAGACATTGGAATCAGCTATAAGTGTCCGTGGTTCTTCGAGAACCCGGTCAGCATGATTAGCAGCTTCTACAAGCGGCCGGATTACACCTTCTCTCCCCATGAATATGGCCTATATCTTCCAGAGGATGACGTTTCCCCAGACGCTGAGGGCATCATTCCGCCACGCGATCAGTACACCAAGCGGACCTGCATCTGGTCTGGCAATGGCTTTGTCATGCCGGAGAAGAAGCCTGTGGAGTTACCTGACGGCTACACCTACTCTCCACAATATAAAAGGCTTGGCGGTCGGTCCCAGAAGACCAAGAACATCAGGAGCAAGACCCCTCGTGGATTTGCAAGAGCCGTCTGGATGGCTAATAGGAGTTGGGAATAATGGCTATAGATAAAACGGTCACCAATGAGATTCTAATGTTCATCCACTGTAAGTTGTGCCTTGATGAGAGGCCATCTGACCTATCTCCACGAGAATATGCAGAATTGGAAGTTGGCTTCACTTCACCCGGTATCCAAGTCTGGTGCAGACGGCATGAGGTCAACGTGATGGACATCGACTTTGAAGGAGCCGGTCCATTCCCCGGAAATATAGGACGTTAAGCATGAACTGTGAACACGGCAAGATCGCGTGGTTCGTCAGAGGCGTGACCGTCATTGGCATGAACTGTCTTCCATGCTACATATCCGAACTTAAAAAAGGCCGTCCAATCTGGAGATGATATGAGAAAAATCGCGGATACCAACCACGCACAATTGACTGACCCCCATGATGGGCTACCTTTTCTTGTAGGTGAACTTTGGCATGATGAGGATGAAGATATCCTTTATGTCATGCCGTGGGCCAAGCCACGCAAAGGTGGCGGCGGTGACCCTCATATGCACGGCACCACCATCATCCACGGGAAAGGGCCAATCTTCTATGGTGAAGAACCAAGTGATGGTGTCATAGGTGATTGCAATCTACCCGGAAGTTTCCATTGCAAGACAAGGAATCAAGGGTGAGTGGCTCCGCTCCGGCGGAGTTAAACCCACAGACTGGTCACAAGTCCAGTCAGCATAGGGTGTAAAGGAGGGACAATCTGACCCATAGGCCATAATCGGAAAAACAATGGCCTCAAAACGGCTTAGACGCACACAAATTTTCAAGGTGAGGGACAAAAATGGCCTTTACTAAAGGGTTGACCTATTACGGCGTGAGAAGTGCCATGTATAACGCCAGCGTCAAACGGAGTGACGGTATCTACCTCAAAGAACGCCGGGAGATGGCGCAACACTCTCAAGGACTTGAGTGGGGATACGGAGGATCAGGACCGGCGCAACTTGCTCTGGCTTTACTCATGGACACTCTGGAAGACGCTGACCATTATGTTGGCGCCAGAGATATCTGGGGAGAGAAGTTCAATGAGAAGGCTGAATGGGTTATGAGCCACTATCAGAAGTTCAAGTGGGAAGTGGTCTGCCAGCTAGACCGCAAAGGCTTCTCATTACCTCAAGAAGAAGTCCGTGCCTGGATTAGTTATCAATTAGTCTCAGACAAGAAGCGCGATCTCAAGGTGGTCTGTAATGACTAGGCAGGCCACCGTGACTCCTCAATGGAGAGAGATGTGTGATGAGGACGGTCATGGGTTCTCTTTCTT